TGCATGGTTGCGATGGTGAGTATGTCTTTCAGAAGAATGGTCAGTGGTTCATTCAATACGAAGGTGCTCCAATTCCCTTCTTCTCAGGTATGCGTTTGAACTGAATTGTAATGAAAAAGTATATCTTCCAACACTGCAATACTCATCACATTAAGACGATTATTGCGCGTTCTGAATATAAAGCAATGACACAGAACTTTGGTCATCTTGCTGGTTACAAACTTACTCAAATCCTCCCACTTAACTAATGTTCACCATCCGTTACTTTACGCCTTATCAACAACAGTGGAGGACACAAAGTTTCTCTACACTAGAGGAAGCAAATCGTATGATTGAGTTCTATAAATCATGTGGTAGTCCTGCTGAACTCATTAACAACTAATACCAACAAAAAACAACAAATGACTTACAAAGAACTTCTCTCACAACTGCAATCTCTCACTGAAGAACAACTCAATTCGGTCGTTTCTATTTGTTCTGTAGATGACGATCCTGATGAATATGGGTATATTCAACACGGTGTTGAGTTAGTGTTTGCGACTGATGCACAATCAGTTCTTAATGTAGATCATCCTATCATTCGTTTCTGATAATCAATTCCGTCATGTTACTCTCTAAACAGTCATTCAACGATAACAAAGTTCTGCCTTTTATTGTAAAGAAAGAAGCAGAAAGAACAGAAGAAGGTAGTTACTCACTGCACCTATTCTCCAGAACTGTTATCACTAGGGAAGGTAAGAAGTATAGGTATCTGCCTCTTAAGTTTGAAGGAGAAGAAGCACGTTTCAAGAAAAGAAAGGATGCTGAGGATTATGCAAGGTACAGATTAGCGATTGATTGATATAGTATAGAGACTCTATCTACAGGGTCTTTTTTATTGTCTTTTCGTACCATTTGTAACCATAAGCATTACACCAAGTTTGTCCATTTTTTATACGTTGAATGTTATTTTTGATGTTAGCAACGCCACTATAGTTACCATTACCTTTGATAAAGAATGATGCCTCACTCATACTACTAAACTCCACGATTTCGTTAGTTTTAATACTTACACCATAGACGGGTTTCTTTCTTTTTTCGTTGCTAATTGCAGCAATTTTTTTATAGTGTTCTATTGAATGTGCTTTTGTTGCTGGTGTCCAATCTGTTGGTTTTGATCTAAACAAATACCATCCAGATGCTTGTAATTTGTTATTGTCAGGACTGCGTATTGAAAGTAAAAGATTAGCATTTCTTTTGCGATTTCCAGATATTTCTTCTGCTGCATCTGCTTGTGACTTCCACATCTTTTTACGTCCTAATGTTGGATTGATACCATATACAACACCACGAACATTCACTCTGTTTTCTACTACTTTTGGTTGCTCACCTTTCCATGCCCATCTATATCCAAGTGCTTGAAATGTTTTGCCTTTGATACAAAATATAATTGGCGATTTTCCCTTTTTATTGCCACAACTATCAGCAGCAATTCCTACGCTTTCATAGTCTCTAACCCATTCACCTTCTAATGTATAACAACTCACAGGTTTAGAATGTGGATGATTTGCCCAATACTTTTTTGGTTTCTTTACACCATCACCACCTAACGTAATGTTATATCCATTCTTACCACAAGTATCAAGTTTGTTTATCCAAAAGGTTTCACGTTCATTAACATCATCATCGTTACATTCTTCCAATACTCTAAACTTAAAGTTGTCTGCTCCGTATTTACATATGGCACGAACAATAGGCATAGAGTGAACCGAATTGTCCTCTTCTAAATTATCCTTACTTCTTGCGTTTTGTAGGTGTTGCTTCCATCTATCATATGGGTTGGGTTGTGTAGTCTTTCCCACGTAGAGTTTGCTATTCTCAAGGTTGGTAATCGTATAGATGTATGCCATTAAATTGATGAAAAATATACTTGCGTTATTTATATTTAAGAATAGATTAAATGATAATAGTTATTAACAACCCTGTGGAAAAGTATGTTGAAACTGTGGAAAAGTATGGTTTATGAGTGATATATTGTCCTTCTAATCGTCTCTAAAACCTTTATAATGTGCTGAGGTATGTGTGCTAAAACCTTTATAATGTGCTGATGCCTTTTGCTTATGTCGTTATAAATGTGCTGGGTGCTTGTGGTCTTACCGAGCATAACATAAGGACCGCACTTTTGTCAACTCCAAGGTCATAAAATCCTCACAATCCCCGCACAAAAATCCACACCCGCCCATAAATACTCCCCAGGACCTTGACATTTTTGCACACAAGACTTAGAGTACTCTCATAACACACAGGAGCGAACTTATGTCAGTTGCATATCAACAAGCACAGAAGCAGCGTTATAGGGTCACTCTAGATCTATCAGTGTTCGGTGACTTCGACCCACACCAGATTGACTGGGAGAAGTTATTCAAGTTGGAACCTGCAGAGAAGTGTGATGCATATGTGGAAGACCTAAGTACACCCGACCGTTGGTAAGTTTCTGGGTATTAAAGTTAGGATCGTCTAAAGCGTCCCTATAGTATGAGGGGCACACATCACTTCCCCACTAACACTCAAGACGTACCAAATGACAGTCACTTATCAACGCAACATCCTCTCTACTGAGTATAACGGTTGGGAGAATTATGAGACCTGGAATGTTGCACTCTGGTTGCAGAATGATGAGAGTTTGTATCACCTTGCTATGGACTGTGGTGATTATGAAACCTTCGTAAAAGAGGTCGGTGTTGGATACTCTACTCCTGACGGTGTTAAGTATGCTGACCTCAAGGTAAATGTCATCCAACTGAATAGCGATGTGTTCGACCTCTGATTAACACTTAAGACCAGTACACTTCACTACACTTTCATGCTGAACTTCATCCCCTACGCTATTCGTCGTCCTTTCTACTATGTGTTCGACCTGATCGCATGTTCTGATTTTCGTAATGAAGAATTCGGTCGGATCTTCGATGCTTATGAGTATGAGCAATCAACGCAAATCCTAGGGTTCATTAACTACTTGGGTATGTCAGGTCAGTTAGATCTACCTGAGGACTTTGACCTGTTCGCTGATGTTGAAACTCTAGAGCAAGCAGTAGAGAAGTGGAGTGATTATCAGGACTTGATGAACACCTCCACACTCGCTTAAGTAACACTCACTCCTGTCGCATGAGTATAAACTAGGCACACACAGTTCACAACACTTTTCTTCTTTATTATGTCTAAATCCGTGATGCTTTCTCTTCTCGCTCAAGGTAACACTGGCAACGAACTTCTGTCGATTCTTGATGCTCTCGCTGCTGAAGCTGTGAGTGATACTGAGGAAGGCACTATCGAGTTCTGATTGTTAACAACTGTGCGTCCCCTGGTTGACACTGGGGGGCGTTTATGTTATGATTTGGCAGTGATGCTTATCGGCAGTTATATGCCGCCGATTTGTTATAACGCCGTGCGGCGTCGCCCCCCTAAAATAAAAAACGCAAACTACCCTAACCTACAGAGGTGACAAAACGCGACCTCTATCTCAATCTCAAAAAATTTTTCCGGAAGTATGAGCACCCTTAGAAATCGCCGTCAAACTCCTTACTGGAATTTTTGGAGAGTTGTACTTGCAGGTTGGACAATCAGGTATCCAAAGACGATGGGTAAAATAATATTAATGCCCCTTGGATTTTTGATTGTGCTGATATATAATGCAATAGTACGTTAAGTGCTGTCAAAAAAAATTCCGGAAAATATTTTTTTATATGGAAAAGATTTATCACATATACGCAAAGGACAGGTGTTTATTTCATTCTCTAAAAGAGGAAGAATTTCATAATACTTGGAAAACTTTGAATAATATTGTAGGGTTAATGAAAACTGACTATAAGGAAGAAGATTTGAGTTTCATAGAACTTCCAGTAAATATTGGAGGGGTTCATACAAGTTTGACAGCAGATCCTCCAGGGTCTCCGTCATATTGACAACACATATATAGACTGTTAAAATTGAATTTGAAGGTTCATTAAACTTTATGGCAAAAGGATTTACTGTTAAAGCTGCTGCACCAAAACCCAAAGAAGAATGGGATATTGATGCAATCAAAGAAAGAATGCGTGGAAAGAGTATTGTATTCTGTCTACCTGGTAGAGGATGCTCTTTCATTTTTCTGAAGAACTTTGTACAACTGTGTTTTGATATGGTACAGAATGGTATGAGTATTCAGATTTCTCAAGACTATAGTTCAATGGTGAACTTTGCACGTTGTAAGTGTCTTGGTGCAAATGTTCTTCGTGGACCTAAGCAAATTCCTTGGGATGGTAAACTACAGTATGATTATCAACTATGGATTGACTCGGATATTGTCTTTGACACAAACAAGTTCTGGCAACTCTGTGATTTAGCTCTTTCTGAAGATGGAACTGAGCGTGAAATTGTCGCTGGTTGGTATGCAACTGAAGATGGTCACACAACATCTGTCGCACACTGGTTGGAAGAAGATGACTTCCGCAAGAATGGTGGAGTGATGAATCATGAAACCGTTGAGTCCATTTCAAAGCGTAGAAAGCCTTTCACAGTGGATTACACTGGTTTTGGTTGGGTTCTGATTAAGAACGGTGTCTTTGAAAATCTTGAGTATCCTTGGTTTGCTCCGAAGATGCAAGTCTTTGAGTCTGGTAATGTTCAGGATATGTGTGGTGAGGATGTTTCATTCTGTCTTGATGCAAAAGAGCAAGGATTTGATATCTGGTGCGATCCTCGTATTAGAGTTGGGCATGAAAAAACTCGCATTATCTGATGAAAACATTTAACGTACTTTATAAAGGGCGTAAAATTTATACAAATCTCACTCCAGAAGAATGTAGTGAGATTCTTCAAGACTTCTCCGAACGTTTTTTCTCGGGTGAAGACATTGATCCAAATTTAATTGAACTGGAGGAAATTTATGGATAAAGGCGGAAGTAACAAAACTCTTTTTGAACCTGGAGCACCTAAGAAGACACGTCAAGGACGCTCGGCAAGAACACTGTTAAGCGCAACCTCTCGTAATGGACGTAAAAAAAGATATCGTGGACAAGGTAAAGGTTGATATTAATATTATAGATAGAGCAGGGGAAATCCCTGCTCTTTTATTATCAACTTATGGCATATCTCAATCACAATCTTCCAACGATTACCTGTTATATTCGTAATGAATTCCTCTACAATCATAAAAAAGGTCATGGTGAGGTAACTTTATGTGATGTGCATTCCGTAGCGTCCTTAGAGAAGCACGTACCCCTCTTTGAGGCGTTTCTAGAGAATGGGGTTAATTGGACACGTAGACCCATTCATGCATTTTGTTGGAAACCTGATGCACCAGTTCCTCAACTAGAGGAGTGTATGTGGTGGGATTGCTTTTCTCCTTATATTGATGTTCAAGTACGTTCAAGATTGGCTAACTTACGTGCGGAACTCATCAATTATCGTGGAGAAAAGAATGAAGGAACTTACTTATTCACTCTTGACTGGTCTTGGGAATCAAAATCAACTCTGAATACTAATTTTAGTGAAACTCCAGAGCATAAGTGTGCCCACTTCTTTAAGATGAATAACGGAAACTTCTATGCTTATCCAAATAATAAGATTTTGTGGTATGATGATGCATGGACAAAGAATAGAATTACCAAAAATCCAGGGTATGAAATTGATCTAACCGAATATTCTGTCGAAAATAGTCGTAAAATTGAGACATCTGACGATTTTATGTACGAAGTTACAAGTATTCGGGATAGCAACCCCGTAAAAAGTTCTGATTTAACAAATCAGGAGCAAAAAAATGACCAAACAAGTCGATAAAGACCAAAATTTTATGCGAAACCAGTGGGGAACTGAGTTTTTGTCAAGCGAATATGGTTGGGAGACTAAAATTGAGAAGCAAAAAATGCTTCGTGAGATAGCAAATGATGAATTAACACCCAAAAAGCATGACTTTTTTCATCAAAGCGAAATTCACTCACAAATTCGCAATGATGAAGACTATGATGATTGGGAATATGGCACAGAACCAATCTATGAATCCAAAAATCCCTAATAAATAAGGTAGAATTATACTATTCGATGCCTCTAGAAAGGGTAAGCCAAGGTTTTAAAGACATTAGTATGACTTTTCAGAGTAATCCTCTGAACAGTGACTTGATAGCACTTAAAAATGAGAGTGCTATATCACGTTCAATCAGAAACATTGTGTTTACCCTTCCTGGTGAGAAATTTTTCAATCCAAATTTTGGATCGAGAGTAACAAAAATGCTTTTTGAGAATGTTGATGAAATTACAGCATCAAACGTTAGGGATGAAATTGCAACCTCAATTGTGAATTATGAACCAAGAGTTGATTTAACAAACGTTGTAGTGACCCCTGATTATGATAATAACTCTTTTGATGTATTAGTACAATATCAAATTATAGGAGCCAATGTTCCTGCACAAGAATTACAATTTGTTTTGCAACCAACTAGGTAAAAATGCCACTAGTAAACTTTTCTAACCTAGATTTCGATCAGGTTAAAGCAACGCTTAGAGATTATCTAAAAGCAAATCCCAATTTTACTGATTATGACTTTGAAGGGTCTAATCTTTCAACAATTTTGGATGTTTTGGCATATAACACATATATCACTTCATATAATGCAAATATGGTTGCAAATGAAGTGTTTATTGATAGTGCAACACTAAGAGAAAATGTGGTTGCACTTGCAAGAAATATAGGATATGTACCCCGTTCGAGAAAATCTGCGTCAGCGACAGTATCTTTTTTCGTAGATCTCTCTAATGTAACACCAGCTCCTTCATCCTTAACCTTAAAAAAGGGTATTGTAGCTACTTCATCTGGAAATTTTGGTAATCAATCTTTTGCTTTTTCAATATTAGAAGACATTACGGTTCCCGTCTTCAATCAGCAAGCAACTTTTACTAATGTAAAAATAAATGAAGGAATTCTGTTAACAAATAATTTTACTTATTCATCTAGAAACCCAAATCAAAGATTTATCTTACCGAATTCAGGTATTGACACTGAGTTAATATCAGTAGCAGTGCAAAGCAATGAAAATGCCACAACTTCGGTAAAATATGCATATCAAGATAGTCTATTTGATATAAATGGTTTCTCAAATGTATATTTCATACAAGAAATAGAAGATGAAAGATATGAATTAATTTTTGGTGATGGTATATTTGGTAGAAAATTAGAAGAAGGAAACTTTATTACTGCAAATTACATAACTTCAAATGGTGATAGTGCTAATGGAGTAAATTCTTTTACATTCTCTGGTAGATTAACTTATACAAGAAACTCTATTGAATACACTGTTACCTCTGGCATTTCTCTACTTACAACACAACTTCCTGCTAGAGGCGGAGAAAATATTGAAAGCGTAGAGTCTATAAAAAAGTATGCTCCAAGAATTTATGCATCTCAAAATAGAGCTCTTACTGCAAATGATTTTGAAACTTTGATTCCATCAAAAATTTATCCAGAAACTGAGGCTATTTCTGTTTTTGGCGGAGAGGAACTGATACCACCACAATATGGAAAAGTTTTTATTAGTATAAAACCAAGATTTGGTGACTTTTTACCAAATTTGGTAAAACAAAGTATAAAATTAAAACTAAAAAAATATGCGGTTGCCGGAATAGTCCCAGAAATTTTAGATCTAAAATACCTTTATGTTGAAGTGAACTCGAAAATTTATTATAACACGAATCTGGCACCATCATCTGCCTTTGTTTCAAGTATTATTCAAACAAATGTTACCAAATATTCAGAATCTACAGAATTAAATCGTTATGGAGCTAGATTTAAATATAGCAAATTTTTGAAATTGATTGATGACAGTCATGAGTCAATAACATCCAATATTACAACTATTCAAATGAGAAGAGATTTGAGAGTTGTCTTAAATACCTTCGCAGAGTATCAAATATCTTTTGGTAATGAGTTTCATATATCCAGTATGGACGGTTACAACATTAAATCAACTGGTTTCCAAATTGCAGGAATATCTCAGACAGTTTACTTAGGAGATGTTCCAAATACAAATAGACAAACTGGTACTTTATTCCTATTTACTGTTAATACAACTAATTCAAGAACTCCAAGTATTTTAAGGAGAGGAGTTGGTACAATAGATTATAAAAATGGTATCATAACCATCAATCCTATCAATATATTAGCGTCTGCAAGAATTAAAGATGGTCAACCAATCATGGAAATTTCTGTAGTGCCAAAATCAAATGATGTTGTTGGAAAGCAGGATTTATATCTACAACTAGATGTTAGTAATAGTGTTTTTGATATGGTTGTGGATAATATATCATCTGGGTTGGATCCATCAGCATCTACTTACATAACATCCTCAAGTTACGCAAATGGTCTTCTTGTTCGTCCTGGAGGTTCAGTGCAGGGGTCCACAATTGTATCTGGGACTGGAACAATAGTCGGAGCTCTAGCGGGATCATCTTCATTCATAACAGCATCAACACCAACTCCAACACCAACTCCAACACCAACACCAACTTCATCAATACCCACATTCACATTCACTCCCTCCTTCACATCCCCATCACCATCTCCGTCCCCTTCGCCATCTCCATCCCCCTCGCCATCCCCATCTCCTTCGCCATCCCCATCTCCTTCGCCAGGTTACTAATAAATAACAAAAACCATCTATAATTTCATGAGACAAAAACCTATTGAAAACGAAAATTGGCAAGAAGGAAAAAATGTCAGTTATAGTCCTAATTTTATAATTAATGTTGGGAATCTTCAAATGGAATTAAACAAAACCTCTGCCTATGATTTCTACACAATTCCAGATAATATAGATGTTTTTGAATTTGAAATAACACTTGACAAATCATTTCATGTTCATAATAATCAGCACGTTAAAATTACTGGAGGCCAAAAAAGTAGTTCATCTGGGTCATATGGATACTAATCAAGAGTAAAATAATAAAATGTCAGAAAAAAGAATTCAATTAAAAGATATTGTAAAAAATCAAGTCCCACAATACGTAAAAGAAGAGTATCCTCTTGTGGGAGAATTTTTATCGCAGTATTATCTTGCTCAAGAGTTTCAAGGAGCCCCAATTGATCTACTGCAAAATATTGATCAATATGTGAAACTTGATTCCATCACTAATCTAGGAACTTTTACTACACTAAGTTCTGACATAACTTCTTTTGATGAAAACATATCAATAAATCTTTTAGATTCTGAAACTGGAACTGAAGGATTTCCAGAAAAATATGGTCTAATTTCAATAGATGATGAAGTGATTGCATATAAAACAAAAACTCCTAATGGATTCACTAACTGCTATAGAGGATTTAGTGGAATTGTAGCATATAAAAATACCAATGTTGGAATCGCTTCCACTTATAAATTAAAAACTTCTGATCAATTAATTTTCAAAGATTCTAATTCCGAATCCCATAGTGCTGGAACTAAAATATACAATCTTAGTAATCTTTTCTTAAAAGAATTTTTAATTAAGACAAAATATCAAATATCTCCTGGATTTGAAAATAGGAGTTTTATTGAAAGGGCAAACGAATCAACAATATTAAAGCAAATTAAGGATTTTTATAAAAGTAAAGGAACTGATCGTTCCTTTGAAATTTTATTCAAAGCTTTATATGGCGATGAAGTAAAAGTAATACGTCCAAGAGATTTCCTTTTTAGACCTTCAGATGCACAATATAAAGTAACAAATGACTTAGTGGTAGAGTTAATCTCTGGTCCTATACAAGATATTCCAAATTTAACTCTGTTTCAAAATCCATATCAAAGCATTACCAAAGCTTATGGCACAGTTTCTGAACTAGAAAATATAGTTTCTGATGATGGAAGAAGTTTTTATAAGTTGAAAATTGATGGTGGATATAATAGAGATCCAGCTTTTAATGGCGCAATTTATGGGAAATTTGCAGTTCATCCCAAAACTAGATCAATTGGACAATTTCCATCTGGATCTTCCGCAATAGATGTAGATTCTACTGTTGGTTTCCCAAATAAAGGAGAAATTTCTGTAGAATTTAGCAACCAAACGACAGGTATTGTATCTTATACTTCAAAAAATCTAACTCAATTCTTAGGGTGCGGTAATGTAAATTATGCGATAAGTAATAACTCTAAAATAGGAATTAATACATACGCATCAGCAGTAACTGGATTTGGAACTGAAATTAAAGTTAGAATAAATTCTATCTTAAATAGCGTAGCAATTAGTGCCGGAAATTATTTTTACGCTAAAAATGATACCGCAACTATTCCAACTTTAGGTTACCAAGGAAAAAATGCTCTTGATAATGGTTGGGTTTTTAACACTTCACCAACATATGAAGTGGAATCCTATGAAATCGTTGATTTTTCAGATCAGACTTATAGTGTTACACTCAAAAACAAACATGCATTCCAAACTGGCGATAAATTAGAAATCGTAGAGAGTGATGCTGTTATTGGAAATTCTAATGTTTTAGATATTTTATCCGAAAAGACAATAGTCATTATTGGACAGGGATTATTGAGAGGAAGAGGATTTAAGATAAGAAGAAAGATATTAAAAGTAAGTTCATCAAAGTTTCCAGATGCTAATATATTATCTGCCAACGTACAGAACATTTATAAAGACGGACAAAAAACTCTAGTCGCTGCGCCATCTCTTCCAAATTATAACAACCAACAATTAAACGTTACTGATCGTTCTATCGTTTTTTCTGGTGTTTTTCAGGGAAGCACTTTTACAATAACTTCTTTAGAAGATCATGGTTTTTATACTGGAGATTCTGTTTACTATACGCCAGAAAAAACTACATTAACTTCTATTGATGTTGATGGAAATTCTTCAATATCTAATATTATCTCCAGTTCTCTTTTTGATGAAGGAATTTACTTCATTAAAAGAATTGATGCAAATAATGTAAAGTTTGCGAAAAGTAAATCTGACATTCTGAATGGGGATTTTATATCGTTAGAAAACCAAACAACGATCAATAACAATACATTAGAACCATATGAATTTGCCAATAAAACTCTAGAATCTCAAAAATTACTGAGGGAAATTTCTCTACCGGAAACAACAAATCTATCTGAAGAAACAATTCCAGGATTTACAGGAATTTTAGTGAATGGTGTTGAAATATTAAACTATAAATCTAAAGATAAAATAATTTATGGACCTATAGAAGATATTGAAGTCTTATCTGAAGGAACAAACTATGATATCATTAATGCACCACATCTTATCATAAGTGATTCTGTTGGAACTGGTGCAACAGGATATTGTGCAGTTTCTGGTTCTTTAAATGAAATTCGCATAGTAGATCCTGGTTTTGATTATCTCGATACTCCAACTGTTAGGATAACAGGTGGTAATGGTTCTGGAGCAAAAGCCAGAGTTAATATGAAATTAGTCGTACATGAAGTAATTTTTAATTCTGAATTAAAATCTGATTTAGTTGGAATTGGAAGTACAATTTCTACGATAGGATTTTCAACTGCACATAAATTCAGAAACGGCGAAGGCGTAATTTACAAGACTTTTGGACAAAAATCTGTAACTGGACTGACAACAGACGCAACTTATTATGTTTCAAACGTTTCTACCACAAAAATAAAATTACATAAAAACTTTAATGATGCTATTTCTGGAATTAATACAATATTTTTAACAGGATATGGTGTCGGAAATCATTCATTTGAAACAATTAATAAAAAGTCAATTCTTGCTTCAGTAACTGTAGAAAATACTGGATTTGGATATCAAAACAAAAAAAGAACTGTTTCATCATCAGGTATTAATACCTCAACAGATTCAATCTACATTAAAAACCATAATTTTTCATCTGGGGAAATAGTAACTTATTCAACTTCTGGTAGTGCAATTGGAGGACTTTCTAATAATACGAATTATGTTGTCACAAAAGTAGACAACAATAATTTTAGAGTTTCTCAAGTTGGCAGCGGAAATCTTAGTGAAGATTTTTACTACAAAACTAAACAATATATTGATATTACTTCAACCAATGGAGATACTCACATTTTCAATTATCCAACCATAAATGTTGAGTTAGTTGGAAATGTTGGAATCTCCACAAGTTACAAAGCTCAAATAGAACCAATTTTTAGAGGTTCTATTAAGTCAATACACATGACCTCTGGTGGATCTTCTTATGGTGTTGAAGATATATTCAATCTTGATAGACAACCTCTTATAACAATTGCCAGTGGCTCTAATGCAGAATTTCAACCAGTTATATCAAACGGAAAAGTAAAACAGGTTCTGGTTAATAATGTCGGCAGAAACTATACTTCTTCACCAAATTTAGTTATTTCTGGTAGTGGTTCTGGTGCGGTTCTAACTCCAGTTATTTTAAATAATCAAATAATAGATGTTAAAGTAATTGATGGCGGTAGTGGATATCTACAAGAATCTACTTCGATTGTCGCAGTTCACCCTGGATCTGGAGCAACATTTAGAGCAAAAATAAAATCTTGGACTGTCAATTTATTCCAAAAATACATAAGCAAAATATCAGAAGATGATGGATTTTTAACAATAGGAACTGGAAAGGAATTTGGTTTACAATTTAGTCACATATATGCTCCCAGAAAACTAAGAGAGTTACTATTTTCTAAAGATCAAGCAGGAAAAACATTATATTCAAATTCAGATTTAAGAATATCAAACTCTGTAGAAATAAATTCCACGGACCACTCCCCTATAATTGGATGGGCTTATGATGGCAATCCAATTTATGGTCCATATGGATATTCCACAAAATCTGGTGGTGTAGTTTCCCAGATGAAGAGTGGTTATAGATTGCAATTAAATTCTTCTAGACCTTCTTTAAATTATTTTTCAGAAGGATTTTTCATCGAGGATTATATTTACTATAACTCTAATGACGAAACTGTTTTAGATGAAAATAATGGAAGATTTTGCATAACTCCAGATTATCCAAAGGGAACATATGCATACTTTGCGACTTTAGATAATTCTAGTGTCGAATCTTCAGGACCTTTTGCGAGATATAAAAAACCTATTTTCCCATACTTAATAGGAAATAAGTTTACATCAAAACCAAATAAGTTTAACTTTGACAGATTTTCTAATCAAAATGTAATAGACTTAAATAAGACAAATTGGGTTAGAAATACTTATCCATATAACATCATAGAAAATGAATCAACTTATGAGTACATAACTATACCCAATAAACTAAATCAGACAATTGATGTTGTTGGCGTTTCTCCTGGACATGTAGATAGCATTGGAATACTAACGGGAGGAAATAATTATCAGATTAATGATGCGCTTGTATTTAATAATATTGATTCTGGTAAAAATATTAGAGGATTTTCAGCAGCAGCTGTCGTTTCAAAACTTAGTGGAAAAACAGTTTCAAACATAAGTGTTGCCAGTAGCACTTTGAATAATGTTGAATTCTATCCAATCGGAAACAAAGGAGAATACATCTTATTCAACGAAAATCCACATAATTTTACTGATTTTGATCTTGTTTCAATATCTGGTCTAAGCACAACTTCATCACTCATAGAAGGAAATTATATTGCTGGAATAGAGACAAGCAAATTGTCTTTAGTTGGAGTAGGAACTTCTACTATCGGAATCGGTACATTAGGTGTAACTGGAATTGTAACTTATATTTCTGTAAGAGGATCTTTAGGATTTTCAAATATAAGAGAAAATGATATTCTCTCCATTAATAATGAGAAGATAAAAGTTCTTAATATTGACAATGTTTCATCCAGATTAAGAATTTTAAGACAAGTTAGTGGAACAGTCGGAACATCTCATAGTGTTACTACAGTTATATACGAAAATCCAAGGAAGTTAAAGATAAACTCTGGATTTAAGACTGATTACTCATATTTTATAAACAAGGAAATTTACTTTAATCCAAGTGAATCTATTGCAATAGGAACAAATACTTCTATCGGTGTTGGCACAACGATTACTTTCTCAAATCCAGGAGCGGGAGCAACTCAAGTATTCATTCAAAATGGTTTAATTTATCTTCCAAATCATCAATTAAATACTGGAGATCAATTAACTTATAGAACTAACACGGGAACTCCTATAACAGTCTATTCTATTGGTGTTGGCACTATAAGTTTGTCTGATAATTCAAGTGTTTATGTTGCTAAATTTAGTGATAATTTTATAGGAATATCTACAGTAAAAGTTGGATTGGGAAGTACAGGATTCTTCGCTGGTATTGGTAGCACAACAAGTAACATAAAACCAGTTCTTTTTACCGGATTTGGAACTGGCGTTTATCATAGTTTTGTTACTAATTATTCTGTAATTACTGGACAAGTTTCCAGAAATGTAGTTACTGTTTCTACAGCTCAAACACATGGTTTGATGAATGATGATTATGTTGAAGTTGATGTAAGTCCATCTATTACAACATCAATAACTCTAAAATATAATGACTATAATAGAAAAATAGTAGTCAATCCAAAATCTTTTAGTGCAGGTAATGTAAATATCACTACTAACACTATAACAATTCTGAATCATAATTTTAATAGTGGCGATAAAGTAATTCACACATCAACTTCACCATCTGGAGGTTTGGTCGATCAAAAAACTTATTACATAATTTTTGTAGATAAAAATAACGTTAGATTATCAGATAGTTATTTTAATTCAACTAAGAGAGTTCCAGATGTTATTGATATTACAAGTGCATCTTCTGGAGTTCTTTCACAAGTAAATCCTCCATTAAAACTATACAAAAATTCTGTAGTTGAATTTGATTTATCAGATTCTTCTCTATCATATACTTACCAATCAACTAGATACTCTGCATTTAGATTTGAAATATTCAAAGACAGAGAATTTAAAAACATTTTTGATACTTCAGAATATAGTTCTACCTTTAATGTTCAACGTATTGGTGTAGTTGGAATATCATCAGATGCAAAATTAAGACTGATTGTAGACGAATATCTGCCAAAAGTTTTATACTATAACTTGGTTCCTGTTTATGAAAGCACTCTTCCAATAGAAAAACAAGAGATATTATCAGATAATTCTATCAATTCATATAACGAGTTGCAAATAGAGAAGAGCATTTATAATGGGACTCACAAAGTTTCTATATCCACATCAACCTCATTCAACTACTTCTTGAAAAGTGAACCTGAGGTATCATCATACATATCATCAACCTCTGATCTGAAGTATTATACAAATTCAGTATCAGCATATGGACCAATTAGAGATATTAAGATATTGAACAGGGGAGTTAACTATTACTCTTTACCAGCAATTTCAGATGTGACTTCGGGTGTTGGTTCTGGAGCAGTTCTTGAAGCTCAAAGCAGATCTATTGGAAGAATTAAAAAAACAAAAATAATGAATGTTGGATTTGATTATCCATCGGATTATACTTTAAAACCAAAAATAGCTTTACCAAAAATAATAAAAATTGATAGTTTAACGTCATTCCAATCTGTCGGGGTTTCTTCTTTCGGCAGAGGATATGTTTCTGCGCCAAAACTATTAGTCTTTGATGGTAAAACAGGACAATTAGTTCCAGAAGTTGATTTAAAATATGAACTTGGAAAAAATCAAGTTGAAATAAGAAATAATAGTTATGGAATGTATAACACGCAACCAGTTATACTGCCAATACAAAACTCAAATGGAGTTGGAATTAGAACTATATCATACAATAGTTCAACTAAAAAAGTTACTGTTGGTCTTTCCACCGGTTTCAATACTTCAAGTTCTTTCCCATTCCAAGTTAATGATAAAGTTCTCATAGAGAACATAAGTGTTGGAATAGGATCGACTGCAAAAGGATTTAATTCCGAAAATTACAATTATCAATTATTCACATTAACAGATATTGATGCAAATATTGGTGGAATAGGATCGGTTTCATATAGTTTAGATGGATATTTGTCCGGCACAGAATTTCCAGGAAATTTTGATGCGGCAAACTCTGCTGGTAGAATTATTCCAGAAAAGTTTTTCCCACAATTCATCTCAACTTTAAAGAAAAATGATTATAGAGTAGGTGAAATAGTTAAATCCGAAAATTCTACTGGAGTTATTGAAAGTTGGGATTCTATAACAAATTATTTGAAAATATCAACCAAAGATGAATTTGGGGTTGGCAATAAAATTGAAGGATTATCATCAAAAACTCAAGGTTTTGCATCGTCTATTACAGAATTTGATTATTATGCAGTTCTTGATTCAACATCAAAAGTTGAAAATGGATGGGAAACAAGTGCAGGATTCTTAAATAGCGAAGAACAAAGAATCCAAGATAACCTTTACTATCAAAATTTCTCATATTCAATTAAATCAAAAATACCATTTGATACTTGGAATGATGCGGTTAGTACGCTTAATCACACAGTTGGGTTTAGAAAATTCTCAGACTTACAGGTAGAATCAAAAGTTTCTCCAGAAACAAATACTTCTCTTACTGTTGGTGTTTCGACTCAAGTGACTGGAGTAGATGTTATTGTAGATATGATTGGTGTTGGTGACTTAAATTGTTTTTATGATTTTGATCTGGCTAAAGAGAATTCTCTAAGAATTGGGTCTAGAGTATTCTCAAACAGAATATCTTTCAATAACAGAATTTTAACAGATTATTTCGAGTCTTTTGGAAATAGAGTTCTATCAATTGATGATATTAGTTCTCAATTCAATAGTAATCCAAGACCAACTAACTATGCAGAAGTTCATAGATTTGATCTGAGAGACATAAGAGCTCAAAAATATATCACTTATATTAAAGATAGAAGATACACTGGTCAACGCCAGGTCATGTTGCTCACGTTGATTCATGATGATTTAAATGGATACTTAAATCAGTATGGAAGAGTTGAGACTTCATATGATCTTGGTTCTTTTGATTTTGCAGTTAGTGGTTCTGATGGTATTTTAAATTATTATCCAACTAGATTTACAATAAATGATTATGATGTCACTACTCTTTCTTATAATTTAAAAGACAACCTGAGTGGAGTAGGTAGTACTACTATAGGACCAATCATAAATATCAACACAACAAACTCAAGTGTAGCAGCAGCGTCAACTGTAACTATTGTTAGTTTTGCATCTACATATACCTCGGCTAAAATTCTTGTAGAAATTAATGGCGGAGATGGTGAATATGAGCTAGATGAACTTAATCTAGTTCATGATGGAACTAATGTGGAACTAATTGAATATGGTCAATTAACCACTGGTTCTTTACTAACACCATTATCTTCTAGTGGGTATGGAACTTATTATCCATATATCTCAGGATCAACGATAAAGGTAGACTTTATTGCTAATGCTGGAATAGGAACGACAACATATATCAACACTATTACGATTGGAATTGCCAACACCTCTAGTGTAGGTGTTGGAACTCTTGAAATGAAACATGCTGTTTTGACAGCAAAAACTACATCCATAGCCTCTTCTACTTCACCAACTTCGTCCTCTATTCTAGAATATTCTGGAGAATATAGTGCCGCATATTGTTTGGTTCAAGTAACAGATGTAACTAATAATAGACACCAAATATCTGAAATTGTCATGATAGATGATGATGCATACCCTGAACCATATGTAACAGAATTTGGAAACTTAGAAACTCATAGTGGTCTTGGAACTATTGGTGGATCAATTACTGGAATTGGAGAAACTACTCAATTAACATTTACTCCTCTACCAAATATTGAGACACAAGTTAAAGTATATGCAAATATTTTAAGAATACAAGATGATTCTAGAGATATTGTTGATTTAGACAATGGAACAATTGAAACAAATTATGCAAATTATTATGGAACAGAAAGTGATTTGAAGAGAGCATTTAATCTCACCCATAAAGGATCTCAAATTTTTGAAAGATATTTTGATGGATCTAATGCCAGTATTGTGAGTTTTACTGACAATACAATAGAAATTCCAGGACACTTCTTTGTTACTGGAGAAAAGGTTACTTATACTAGTGCAGGTGCTGGAACAACCGCATCTGTTGGAATTGCTACCACAACGATAACTGGAATTGGAATTACTGATAAACTACCATCAACTCTTTATATTGTTAAAGTAAATGATAATAAAGTAAAAGTATCTGCTTCCGCCACAGATTCATTAAAATCAATTCCTAATGTTCTTGACTTGACAAGTGTTGGAGTTGGAACCACTCATAAATTTACTTCACATAATCAAAATGCTAAAGTTCTAATATCTTTAGATAATATAATTCAATCACCAGTTGTTGCTACTTCTCAAACAACGACTCTTGCAGTTAATGCATTTACAACCGAGGATGTATTATACTTTACAGGCATAACTTCATTCTTTGGTGGTGATTTAATAAGAATCGGCAGCGAAATAATGAAAATTGAAGGAGTTGGAATTGGAAGCACTAATGCGATAAGAGTGAGAAGACCTTGGCTTGGAACTTCAGTTGCAGGATATTCTACTGGAGCTATAGTTACAAAGGTACGAGGAACATATAATATTGTTGATAATATTTTGAACTTTGTAGAAGCTCCGTATGGAAATGTTCCAATTGGAAGTATAACCAATCCACCTGATGAAAGAGATTGGTCTGGAATATCAACAAGTTCACACTTCCATGGAAGATCCTTTATGAGATCTGGAATCGTCAATAGTTCCAACGAATCTTACTATAAAAACTATATCTTTGACGATGTTTCAGATAATTTTACCGGAACAAACAGAACTTTTGCATTAAAAACTTCAGGTTCAAATGTAACTGGAATTTCAAATGAAAACGCAATCATACTGATTAATGATGTTTTCCAGGGACCTGGTTCTGATGCAAATTATACGCTATCTGAAAATGTTGGTGTTACTTCTATAACCTTTACTGGAACAGCTACTTCTGTTGCATATGATATAAATTCATCGAATCTTCCTACTGGCGGAATCATTATTTCTGTTGGTTCAACTGAAGGATTTGGATATCAACCATTAGTTGCTGCTGGTGGAACAGCGATAGTTTCTATTGCTGGAACAATTTCATCAATCAGTATTGGAAACAGTGGTTCTGGATATAGATCTGGCATTCAAACTGTCAGGGTTGGAGTTCAAACGTATGATTCTAATGGGTTCTACTTGAATTTTATTGGAACTGCTGCCGTAAGTAAAGGAAACATTGTAAGTATTGCTATTACAAATCCAGGTATTGGATACACCTTCACAAACCCACCAAAAGTTATCTTTGATGAGCCATTATCATATTCAGATATTCCATTAATTTATAGTTCTTCTTCATCAATTGGAATTGGAACAGCAGCAACTGTTGATATTGTAGTAGGACAAGGTTCTAGTGTAATTGATTTTGAAATTAGAAATACTGGTTATGGATATAGAGAAAATGAAATATTAACCGTTCCTATTGGGGGTTTGAGTGGAATACCAACAACATCATCATTTAAAGAATTCCAGATTACAGTACAAAATATATTCTCAGATAAATTTACTGGATGGTCTCTTGGCGAATTGCAATCTTTTGACGATATTTCTGAATTATTTGACGGCGAAACTACAACTTTCCCACTGACAGTTAATGGAAATTTAATTTCTATTAAAGCATCTAAGGGTTCTAATATTAACGTTCAAGATTTGCTTTTAGTATTTGTAAATGATATTCTGCAAGTTCCTGGACAAGGATATATTTTTGAAGGTGGAAGTATTATAACATTCACTGAAGCTCCAAAAGGAACAAGTTTGGGAATTCCTGGTACAAATGATACATGCAAAATTCTTTTCTATAAGGGAAGTGGATCTGTTGATGTAATAGAAAGGAACATTTTAGAGACAGTTAAAATAGGAGATCAGTTGATTTTAGGTTATGATCCATCTATTGGTCAGCAACCAACACTTCAAGAGGAAGATAGAACAGTAACTTCAATTCTTGCAACAGATTTAGTTAACACAAATCCATATTTTGGACCAGGAAACACTGGGGATGAATCCTTAGCAAGAACAATTACTTGGTGTCGTCAAACTGAAGATAAGATTATAGATGAAAAAGAAATAACGAAAGATAGAATGCTTTATGAGCCAACTATCAATCCAACTGCTTATTTAATACAACCAGTTGGAGTTGGTACAACTATTGTATATGTTGATAATCTAAGACCATTCTTCAATCCAATAAATGAAAGTCAAACTAGCCTGAGTTTCCAAAATAAAATCACTTTAATCTCTCAAGATGAAAAAGTTGGAGCATCTGCTACAGCAGTGGTTTCTACTGCAGGAACAATAACGTCGATAAGCATTAATAATGGAGGAAGTGGATATGCTTCTGCCCCATCTATTAGTATTGGAAACACAGCACAATCTATTGGTTTGGGAACTACCGCTATTGCATCTGCCTCGGTTCTTTCTGGAGTTGTTACATCAATAACATTAACTAATGCTGGAACAGGATATACCTCAACCAATCCACCATCAATTTTAATTGAACCTCCAACATCAGTTATTGAAACTAATTCTGTAGAATCTTATTCTGGTGATTCTGGGGTAATTGTTGGATTTGGAACGACAACACAATCCGCTACTGTTAAACTTATATTTGATTTGCATATACCACTAGATTCCTATTTACGAGCAACATCTGTGGTTGGCAGTGCAGTGACTTTAAGTTCAATATCCATTGGAGATTACTTTATCGTTTATGATTCTAATGTTGGGTCATCATCAACAACGATTTATTCTAGAGATAAAGATGATAATATTATAGGAATCGGAACGGAATTTTTAGATAACATCTATCAAGTTGATTCAGTATCTAATGTTCAATACTCGGTTGTTGGAGTTGGAACAACAACTTTAAGAAGAGTCCAGGCAAGAGTTAGTGGTCTCTCTACTATTTCGTTTAGTTCTTCTTTAATTACTTTTGATTCTGGTGTTTTTACTTTTGATAGTTCTGGAATCACTACTTCATACAGTGGAATAGTAACAACCATAACTTCATATAACTTTGGTAATTTTAGCTGGGGTAAAATTATACTGTCTTCAAGATCTGCCAATAATCAATTTAATTACTATGGTAATAATGGAGTTGTTGGAATTACAACCTCATCTCTAGTAAAAAGATCAACCCCACTTAAATATATAAACTACATAGTCTAAATACTTCTAAACCAAAATATCAATAATGGCAAAGTTAGGTATAAGTACAGGAACAGTGCCTAATGATGGAACAGGTGACACGCTGTTGTCTGGTGCGATAAAAGTAAATAGTAACTTTAATGAAATTTATAATTATTTCGGAGCAGGGAGCACTACAACCCTATCTGCGCCTGTTTGGAGCACTACGAACGCTGGTATTAACACATTAAGGAATGTTGGTATCGGAACCACAAATCCAAGATTTGCCCTAGAGGTTGGTGCTGTTGGAGCATCAGGAACCACATTATTTGTAAATGGTGATGCACGAATCACTGGAATCTTAAGTATTGGAACTTCGT